CGAATATTCCTTCGCAGCACCGTGAGCCAGTGAATCAGCTAGGGCGGCTTGTTGGCTTTTGAGTTCCTTGTGCAGGTACTCGGCTAAGTCCAAGTTCCACTCCTTTCAGCAGTTGTTGATTGGCAATCTTCGCAGCGTTGTCGGACTTTCTCGCGCCGATGTTTGCACCGGCAACGCCAGCTTGGGTGTCGATGCGCTTGTTCTCTCGCGCATCCTTCAAGGCTTGCTCTTCCTTGTCCATGGTCAGCTTCTCGTTGTCCATGGCCTGCTTGTGCTGGAACTCCTTCTCCTTCAAGTCCAGCTCTCGCATCTGAATCTGAAGCAGTGGGTCTTGCATCTGCTGCTGATTCTTCATCTGTTGAGCTTCTGCGGAGTCCTTCTGCAGCAGTTTTTCTGCGGCAGCGGCGACTGCACGAGACAGAGCAACCTCGATCTCCGGCGGCAACTGCTCCTCTTCCGGCGGGAGTGGTGCGCCAAGCATCTTTTCGATCTCGATGCGGTATTGGAAGGCGATATGCTCGTTCATGTGAGCCATCATTGCCGACTGCATGTTCTGCGCTTGAGGGCTTTGACCGATCAACATCTGGATTTTCGGGTCTTGCATCGCCGCCATGTGAACCCGGATGTGAGCTTCATGGTCTTGGAAGTTGAAAGCCTTCACCGGTTTCATGGTGATGACGTCCATATTCTCGGAAACGGGGTCTTTTGGCTTGAATTCATCCTTCAAAGGCAGGATTTTCTGCACATTTTGGATGCCGAGAACCCCCAGCATCTGCCGGTGGAGGTGCGGAAGGTCGTAAAGCTCGGGCGCACCCTGTGCCAACTGCAAAGCGGCCTGATATTGCACCACTTTTTGCGCCATTGTGGTCGCGTTCGGGTCGGAAACCGGGATTACCTCGACCATATCGTAGTCGGACTGCTTGGCACGGCGCGGGCCATCGGAATCGTAGTCATATTCCGGGGGCGTGTAGTCCCGGATGATGGCTGCAAGCAGTTTAAACTCCTGACGCATGGCCGAGTGCATCCTTGCCTGCACCGCAGACATCACTTTCAGGTTGCGTTCGAGGATGGCGAGGGTGGTTCCGACCGGCGAATTGGCCGACATATCGGCAACCTTCAGGTCTGCGACCGAAGCGAAGCGCCGACCCTCCTCAACGATGGTGTTCATCAGGTTGTAGAGGGTTGCCGAGGGGTCTTTGTAGGGCAGCGGGACAATCGAGTCACGGATCGTCGCGCCAACAACGTCCACATCCCTGAATTCGCCCGGGGCGATGGGGGTGTCATCGTTCTTGACCCGCATATCCTTCGATTTGAAGCCGCCCGGGAGGTTGGACAGGGTTCCGGCGTCCACCAACTGGCGCAGCAGGGACGTCGCGGAGTCCGCAAAGCCGCCGACCAGATGGATCAGGCCAAAACCGTAGAAGCCAAAGCCCGGGATGTAGGGGTAATGAACGAAGTGATCCCTGCGATGTTTAAACGGGTCATCCTCAAGGTAGTTGCGCCGGATCGCCAGCATCTCGCCGGACGAGAACATGGTGATGACGTAGGGCAGCTTGATGCCGGTCGGATTGCCGTCCTCATCGAGGTCTTCAAAGCCGGGGATGTCGAGTTCGCAGTGGCACTCAAGGATGGTGTATCGGTCATCATTGATGGAGACCAGACCGCTTTCCTTGTCCTGCTTCTCCTGAATGGAGCTTTTGATTTGCTGCGGCTGCGGCAGCGGGTCGATGTCCTCGTAAAAGCCGCTGGACATCAGCTTGATGACCTCGTTCTGGGTCTTCCGCATCCGGTGGGTAACCCGTGGGGTGGTGATCAGGTCGGAAGCGCCGTAGGGAACAATGATGTCATCCGGCGGCACGAACATCGAAACCTGACGATTCAGGTTCGGGTCGAAGTAAACCTTCTTGAAGGCGGAGCCCGCCAAGGGAACCGTCCACAGCAGGCGCTCATGTTCGGAGCGGTATTCCGGCATCTGGTCGGTGAGCCGGTAATTCATGTCTTCGCTGACCCTCGCAGCGGCCTCTTCCTTTTCGCGGGAGAGTTTGCCGATGATCTGGGTCTTGACCGGGCCGGAGGCGGGGAAGGTGGAGAGGATCATCTCCGATTGGAACTTGACCACCGCTTCCGCAAGGAGGGGGTGGAAAACACCGCAGGCACCGTCCCATGGCTCAGTCCGCTGCTCGATCTTCAGGCCGAGGAGCTTGATGCCTTCGGAGTAAGCCTTCTCCCAGTCAGCGCGGGAGTTCAGGTCGTTCTTGATGTGTTCCAGAATGGCGGAGGAGATGGCTTGCGTCTCACGAGGATCAATCTCTTCGAGCAGGTTGTCCGCGAAGGTGACGGGCTTGAACTCAACCTCAATGGTCGGCTCTTCATCCGGTGCCATCTCGATCTCGATCTCCAACTCGTTCATCGGAGGCTGCATTGCGGGCTCAAGCGGTTTGACGATATCCATCAGTAATACCTAACCTTTCTGCGCTGATAGATGGTTTCTTGTTCATCTGTCGGCGCAACAATAAATCCGCCTTGGCGGAATCTCAGGAGGGCCTGACTCGAAGAGTCAACAAGGTCGTCATGATCGCCATTTGGAAACTCAGCCAGCTCCTCGACAACCTCTTCTGCCCACCGCCTGTCGGGACACCATACAAGACCGGATGCGAACATATCCGATATGGCGTTCACGCGGGCAATCTTATCTGAACCCCGGGTCGGGGTGTATTCCGATATGGGGATACCCATCTTCCTCATCTCATAGACCAGAGGGGCACCAGCGGCCTTCTTCTCGATCAGAAGGGTGTCCGGGTTCCATTCCTTCCACATCTCGTAGACGGTCTTCTTCAGAGTGGGGAACTCCATCCTGTCCTTGAAGGCGTCCAACAACATGATGTTGGCTATTTCCTTCCCGTCATCGTTGACGGTATCAAAGACACCCCAAGTGGTGCAGGCCGAGTAGTCCGCCCGGTTGTGCTTCTCGAATGCGGTATCCCAAGACTGGATGACATATTTGCATTGCGGAGCCCTGTCTTCCCGCCAGATGCGCCACATATCCCGCTTAACGATAGCCCCCTCTTCCGAGGTGGGGTTCTGCATATACTGGGCGTTCCATTTGGAGACTGAAATCTCCTCCTTGACCGCCTCCAGCTCTTCCCGATTCCAGAATTCCGGCCACAACGGATTACCGGAAGGCATGATGGCCGGGAACTCAATCACTTCCCATTCATTGGTATCCCGAACTGCAGACCTACTCAGAATCTGACCCGTCAGGTCTCTCTTCGCCCAACGGGTCATCACAATCACAATAGCCCCACCGGGCTGTAAACGCTGCCGGGGGCCCGATGTATACCATTCGTATACCTTGTCATACACCCCGGGGTCGGTAGCGCCTTGGGTGGCTTCCTGCTCAGAATGGGGGTCATCTATGATCAGCAGATCGGCACCCTTACCGGTCACCGCACCGCCAACACCGATAGCGAAGTAATCACCCCCCTTGCTGGTGTTCCATCTTCCCGCAGCCTTCGAGTCCGAAGACAGCTTGGTGCTGAAGATCGACTGGTAATCGGTGGAATCCACCAAGTTCCTGACCTTCCGGCCAAAACCCACCGCAAGCTCTGCAGTGTGGGCGGTCTGGATGATCTTCTTCTCCGGATACAGTCCCAAGAACCAGCTCGGGAGCAGGTAGGAAGCAAACTCCGACTTGGTATGACGCGGAGCCATGTTGATGATCAACCGCTTCAACTCACCCCGGGCAACCCTCTCAAAGGCTTCCCCCATGATCTGATGATGCCTACCGGCAATAAACCCCGGCCACATCCTCTTCACATACGGGAGGAACCTCTCCTTGCAGACATCTGTCTGGTGAAGCTGCAGCAACTGCCAAACCTTCTTATGCTCTGCGGACTTATCCGGCAGAACATCCAGAAGTTTGGTGTATTGCTCCAACTCCTCCTTGGACAGGATCACTCAGATGTCCTTACAGGGCATTAACCTGATCCACGGTCTTATCCAGCAACTGGATACTCCGGAACTTCTTCGCCTTCAGATTCAGCTTCCCTTCCTTCCGGAGACTATGAACCATCCGGTGGACATTACTCCGGCTCCGCAACTGCAATCCCTTCGCAATGTCATCAAACGATGGCGGGAACCCATGGACATTGATGTATTGCCGGATGAACTCCAGCAGCATCCCCTGCCTTTTAGTCATTACCGCTCCAGAAAAAATTTTTCAAAAAATATACCCCCCCCGGGGGGTGGCAACCACGAACAAGTGATCCCATTTTCTGTGGGAACATTTAAACGGTCAAGCACTTGGAGAAAAAAAGGCACCCCCCCATGAGAACACTTACTTGTATGAGGTAATGGGATGTGTGGAGTAATGCGTAT